CGAATTGCGCGAGAAGGGTCTTAAGAACCCGGCGAAGTATGCGGTCGCGGGAGACACGAAGAAGATGGACGAACTGTGTAAGTTCTTCCTTGGTTTCCTTGAGATGGCGAAGGGTAACGCGGCAGATCAGGAAGTCGCGCAGGACTTTTTGAAGATGCAGCAGGAAATCCGCAAGACCACGCACGTCGAAGGTACGGATTCGCAGGGTGGGTATCTTGTCCCGGTAGAGTACCAGTGGGAACTCATCGAGCTGGCACGCGAAACGTCGTTTCTGTTGCAGAACGCCAGAACGTTGACCATGACGGCAAAAGAACTCAAGATGCCGCAAGAAGCATCGCTTATGGGTCTGACATGGGAAGACGAAGCGGCGACCATCGACGATCAGGACGCAACGTGGGGTCAGTTGACGCTTACGGCGAAGAAACTTGCCGGTTTGACGACCGGGTTCTCGTCCGAGTTGCTCAATGACAGCGCGATTGACGTTGTGAGTATGATCATGAACCAGTTCGCGTATGCACAGTCGCAGGAACTTGATGAGCAGGCCCTTGTCGGTACTGGCTCACCGTGTTCAGGCGTGTTGACCGCAGCAGCGGGGTATTCGACCACCATGCCAAGCGGGTCAACGAGTTTCGCGAACGTGCGCACGACGGACATCCTTGAGATGATAAGCAAGCTGACCGGTACTGACCTCGCGTCGGCTATGTTTATCACCTCGCGGCTTGGCCAGTTCTATGTCCGCGACCTCAAGGACAGCAACGGCCGTCCGATTTACGTCATGCCGTCAGATGCTAAACTGCCGGGCGCACTGTATGGCATACCGTATATCACGTCGGAGCAGGCTCCGACGAGCGACGCGTCGAACACGGCGTGGATGTCACTGGGAAGCTGGAAAAACTTTTACGTCGGCAATCGGCAGGGCATGACCATAGCGGTTGACCCGTACACGGGTTTCTCGACTGACATGACCAGATTCCGCGTAATATCCAGAGTTGCACTCGCACTTGCGCGCGCAACGGCGTTTGCTCGCTTGATTACGCATTCGTAATCAATAAGCCAAAGGTGGGGGGTAGAAATACCCCTCACCCGGCTTTTTAAAAAAGTGGTTTGCAATGTTTAGACACATGCACAGATTACAAAAATGGGCGAACGAACAGCATCACGTCGGTGTATTCACGATTGACGAGATACTTGCCAATATCGCCGAATCGGAGCGCATGTTCGGGACGTGCGACGAGTTGCGTGCTGCGTTCACGAATCGGTCGTATGCGAGCATCACACGTGAAGTATTGCAAGACGTTTTGTATTATACCGCTGGCGGATACACCGGATCGAACCGGTTTCTGCTTGATAAGAATGATGAAAACTATTATCGGGGACACTTCCCACGTTTTATTCTACAGTATTCAATGCTTGAGGCGATTGCCGGTGGGATCAGGACAGCGCGTGAGGTCGGTTCATGGCGGCCTATGTCAAGCGTTGTGCTTGCAAACGAAGGCGTAAAAGTAGAGTACGGATGCGAACAGGAACAGCCGAGCTACTATATCGGCAACACCGAATATCAGCAAATCAATATCAATCAGATGCCGAACCTTGCGCCGGTCGACCTTGTGATATGTACCGAGGTTCTCGAACACTTGCCGGTCAATCTGTACGCTGTGCGCGATTGGCTTGTCGGTCAAGTCAACATCGGCGGCTATATTCTGTTATCATTCCCGACCGGAAACATCGTCAAGGGTGGATACGGCGACACGCTGCCGTTAAGCGTCGAACAGACATACGGACAACATCTGCGCGAGTTCCCGGGCGGCGAGGCAATGAAATTCGTCAATGAAATCAAAGGTTTTTCGGTGATACATAGCGAGCCAATAAAAACGCCGCTGTATCTTGAGGGTGTCGGGATACTGCACGTTTTGCTTAAACGGGATGGGGTGGCTGTATGAAAGCGGTTGTATGGGTAGAACGAACGTCGTGTAACTATCGGTGTCCATACTGCATCGTATGTCAAAAGGATATACCGCAGGCACCGGTCACATGGCAACAGTGGGTTGAGCGGTTGAACGCGCTTAATCCCGGCGTGATTGACATCACCGGTGGTGAGCCGTTTATGAACGACAACCTTGTTGACATAATCGCCGGGCTTAACTCTAATATATGCGTCGGGTTGACGACGAACTTGAGCAAAGATATAACGCAGTTTGTCCAGCGTCTACCGGCCAGCCGGTTGGTAAACATGACGCTGTCATACCATCCGTCGCAGCATGTGACGCTTGAGCAGTTCACCGGGAAAGCGTTGTTATTAAAGAATCGTGGGTTCCCAATATGCGTCAACGTGGTCGCGTATCCTGAGCAGATGTTTCTCATCGCGCAATTAAAGAGCCATTTCGACGCGCTGGGGATCCGGCTGCACGTCGACCCGTACAGTATCAACCCGCCGAAACCGTACACGTTCAATGACGACGAAAAACGGTATGTCTCATCGTTCTGCGGTGCCGATCGCGCGTATCGGTTCAAGGCCGTGAAATCGAACGTCGTTCATTGCAGCGCTGGGCGCGATTACGCTGTGATACAGCCAGACGGTAAGGTGTTCCGCTGTATGTCGATGGTCTGGAAGGATCAGGCATATATGGGGAACCTGTTCGACCCTGATTTTAAGCTGCCGGTCAAGGACTTACCATGCGACCAGTATTTCGGGTCATGTGCCGGGTGTGATATGGATAAAGTGACGGTCACGCCATGAGTAAAATCAAATTGTGCTGGAAAACACAGTCAGGAAACGAGGTGGCGAACGCGCTGGGATAAAATACCCACAACAAGGCGATGAAGCGTTGGGGCGCGGCCCATTTCGATTATAACGACGATGCACCAGTCGCGCTGCATATCGTCCCGGCTGACCAGTTTGTGCCGGTCGCTGGAAAGAAGAACGTCCTTTTCACCATGTGGGAATTTTTGCAGATACCGACGACATATAAGGCCGCGCTAAACATGGCTGATGCAGTAATCACGCCGTGCCGCTGGTGTAACAACCTTTTCCGCGAATCAACAAACAAGCCTATATATACGTGCTTTGAGGGCGTTGATCCGTCCGTGTATAAGTTCCATAAACGGAGCGAACCTGATTACGCCAAAGGGGAACGGTTCAGATATTTATGGGTCGGTGCGCCGAACATGCGCAAAGGGTACCCGGCGTTGCTGGCGATTCTTAAACAGTTCGAGGACGACCCGACCGTTGAGGTGTACTTCAAGACAACGGCACCGCGTATGACGTGGGCGCAGTATTTTATGGCGATATGGAAGATGCGCGGCAAGATTCTGCGCGGATGCGTGAAGGCGCACGAGTGGACAGCTATATGGCGGCAGTTGTACCGCATCCCGACGCCGTCGCTTGCCGGGAAAGTCCGCCGGTGCGGAAAGCACAAGAACGTTGTTTTTGATACGCGCTATTTATCCCAGCATGAACTGGTCGCGCTGTATAACTCGGCTCATGCGTTCGTTCTGCCGTCGTTCGGCGAGGGCTGGGGCTTGACGTTGAGCGAGGCGATGGCGACCGGCGCGCCGTGTATATCGACCCGGCATACGGGTATATCGGACTTTTTCGATGATTCGGTCGGATACGTTATAGGCAGCAACGTGATGTTGCACGATTTGCCGCATTATCAGATGAAAGCGCAGGGGTACGTCCCACGGCCAGAGGAAGTGGCGGCGCACATGCACGGTGTGAAAGCGAACTATGCCGAAGCACTTCAAAAGGGGCGGCTGGCGTCTGAACGTATCACAAAGCGATTCACATGGGAAAACAGCGCGCGGCGGCTTGCCGAAATAATCAGAGAGGTACATAATGGCGTTGATAACGATTCCCGAAGTTAAAACGGCGTTCGATATAACGAACATCAGCGACAACGCGCTCATCACGACGTTGTTGGCGAGTGCGCTGTCCGAGGCGCAGAAGTATTGCGGCCGCATGTTTGAACAGGCGCAGTTCACGGAATATTTGCAGGGCGACGGCGGTGATACGCTAATCATTAAAAATACTCCCATATCGACGGCGGTTTCAGTGAGCGTATACGACGATTCTGACCGCGCGTTCGGCGTTGACACACTTATCGCGGCGGCTGACCTTGATATATGGCTGGATGAGGGTATCATCAAGTATGACGGCAACGTGTTCGCGGAATCGAAGGTGCGCAACGTCAAGGTTGTGTATACGGGCGGGTACACGGCGGCGACCGTCCCGGCGGACTTGAAACAGGCGTTGATTTTTCTTGTCGGAGCGCTGTATTATGAGCAAAAGGGCGCAATCCTTATCACGTCCGGGGAAAACGTCGAGGACAGGCCGCAACGGTTGCGCGATCAGGCGCACGCAATGCTTGATAAATACAGGTCAGGTTCACAACTATGATTCAAATTGACATCAGCCATAAGGACATCGCGCGCGTACAGAATTTGCTTGCCGAAATAAAGCCAAGCAAGCGAGACGGCGCTTTTGCGCGAGGGTTCCGTGCTGGAACGAACGTCGTGCTTAATGCGCTGAAGGATAATCTATCAAACAGGATTCTCAAGACCAGAAGCGCACGGCTCAAGCAATCGCTGGGGATGCGTATGGCACAGGACTGGTTCGGGCTGCATAGCGTGGTCGGCAGTGGTGTCGGGGCTGGCGGCGCACGCGTCAAATATGCGAACCTTCAAGAGACGGGCGGCACGATAACGCCTAAGAACGCTAAGTACTTGACGATACCGCTACCGGCGAACCTGACGCGCGCTGGCGTCATGCGCAAGTCACCGCGCGAACTTGACAATGCGTTTTTTAATTACAACTCAAAGGGCAATCTTATCATGTACGAGGTGAACGCACGCGGGAAAGTGACCCCGATGTTCTACCTTACGAAAAAGGCAACTGTTCCCGGCAGCCACTACATGGAAAAAACGGCAAATCAAACGGCAGAGAAGTTCGTTGACGTGCTTATCGGAGAGGTAAGAAAGGTGGCGGAACGTGCTACTTAAAGACATCATTCAGAAGGTTGCGGACACGCTCAAGGACAGCGCAGAACTGAAATACGTTGATCAGGCTAACGTGTTTATCGGAGGCCGCGCCGGTGACACGTCATACCCGGCAATATACATCGAGCCGCTCAAGGAAGAGGAAAACGACGAAACATACCCGCGCCAGTTGATACACGCGGACATCCTTATCATGATGATACTACGGTGCCAAGATAAAGATTTGCAGATTATCGGAAACGATACAGTGCGCGGTGTGGTCGACGCACTCAATGATATGAAAAAGGCGTTGAGCGCAGACAGAACTCTTTGTGGATACGCCAAACGCACATGGGTCGTTGAATCAGAGTTTGGTGTACTTGATGAATACCCGACACGGTCAATAACGGTGACGTTTCGGGTCGAATATGAACAAAATTATTTAACGAGGGCTTAAAAAAGGGGGGCGGTCATGTTCAGGTCAAGGCAGCGGGTTTTATTAGCAAAAGAGGAATCAAGCTATGGTTCAGACCCTACGCCGACGGTTGCGGCGAACGCTATTGATGCGTTCAATCTCAAGGTGAACTATACACCAGAAATCCTTGAACGGAATCTGGTCAAACAGGACTGGTCGCCGAATCAGCCGCTTATCGGGAAGCGGTATATCGAGCTATCGTTCAGCGTCGAATTGAAGGGGAGCGGATCGCTTGGCGTTGCACCCCGTATCGGCGATCTGTTCGAGGCGTGCGGTCTGGTCGAGGTCGTTGTCGCATCGACAAGCGTCACATATTCGACGTATTCCAGCACGAAGAGCATCACGGCATACGTGTACGACATACCGGACAGCGGCAACGCGCGGTTGCATAATATCAGTGGTTGCCGTGGTAACGTCAATTTCGTGTTTAAAGCAGGGCAGATACCGGTCGCTGAATTTACATTCCACGGTCTGTATGCAGCGCCGACCGACGTTTCCGCACCGTCAACCCCGACGTATGAAACCACGGTTCCGCCAATCGTTGAAAGCGCATCGTTTACGTTGAACGGTTCAAGTGCGCTCGTGGTCGAATCAATGAATGTCGACCTTGGGAACGCTATGGAAACGCGCGACGACATCAATTCGGCCGCCGGTATCAAACAGATGATACTTACCGGTCGCGGGCCGAAAGGCACGTTCAATCCAGAATCGGTGCTTGCCGCGACGTATGACGTGCATAGCGACTGGGCAGCAGCTACCGCTCGCGCGTTGTCGATCGTGGTCGGAAGCGCAGAAGGGAATAAAATAACCATGACCGCGCCGAAAGTTTCGCTTGACAGTATCGGCGAGGATGATCGCAACGGCATCAAGGTTGACAGTATCCCGTTCCGGTTGAGCAGGGATGAAGGTAACGATGAGTTCGTGCTTACGTTTGAGTAATCCGCCGCACAGCCACGCGGCAACACACCCGGCGTCTGGGGTCGGAAACGGCCCCGGCGCACGGTGTAAAAACGAGGGAATTACATGAGAATCATATCAGGCGTTGCGGAATCGGTAGTCGTTAATCTTGGGTCAGTGTCGACCGGCTATACGGTATCGTACCGGACGCTTAACGCGGCTGGCGGCGTTGTGTCTGACTGGTCAACGAGCGGCGTGATAGAGATAGGCAACGGTCTTTACGGCGTGCAGGTGACGATAAGCAACGCGGATGTGAAGTATATTCATTATCGTGCCGTGAAAGATGCGACTACAAAGTATGTCGCGGACGGTGTTGTTGTTGTCGCTGACTACATCACGCAGGTCGAGAACATCCTTAAAACGCAGACAAACAAGACCGTGCGTAGTGGTTCGACATTGACAATATACGATACAGACGGAGTTACGCCGCTGTATGTGTTTACGACGTACAAGGGTGGTGTCGTTTCAACATCGCCGCTGTTCGATGAACTGCGGCCAGCATAGGGAGTGCCATGAAAAATAGTTTACGGTTCCTGATATTGTTCGCGTTCATTCTGTGCGTGTGTCAACGGGCGGGGTTCTGTCCTGATTACATTCCATCCACGACGGATGAGATTGAAGAAGGAAGTCGTTTGTATTATACGGATGCCAGAGCGCGAGCTTCTAACTCTGGCGGTACGGGAATATCGTATGATGCAGAGACGGGAGTTATTACAAATAGTGGGGTCGTTTCGGAATCAGATCCAGTATTTACCGGATGGAACAAATCAGATGACATCAGCATCACCGAAAGCCAAATAAGCGATTTGAAAGCATACCTCACCGCCGAAGCTGATACGTTGCAATCGGTAGCTGATCGTGGAGATACCGTTACTGACGGGGTAAACCTTGCTACGACATCCGGCAACGTCGGCATCGGGACGACGGCTCCATATAGTAAGTTATGTGTTTCCGCTAATGACGATACAGACATCAATTATCTTACCATTGGTGGTGCAGAAGACAAGACAAGAGGTTTTGAAATTGATTCTGGTGACGATTGGAAATGGGCTAATTATATATATGGGGGTGAAGACGGAAACTTTCAATATTTTGCATCTGGAAATTCTGGAAGGGATG